ATATTTGATGAGGCATCTTCTATAGCAGACATTATTTGGGAAGTTGCAGAGGGTGCTTTGACGGATAAGGAAACAGAAATTATATGGTGTGCATTTGGAAACCCTACTAAAAATAGTGGACGTTTTAGAGAATGTTTTAGAAAGTATCGCAATTACTGGCACACAGAACAAATTGATAGTAGAACTGTTAAAGTTTCAAACAAAGTTTTGCTAAATGAATGGGTCGAACTCTATGGAGAAGATTCTGACTTTGTTAAAATCCGTGTTCGTGGTGTGTTTCCTTCCGCATCAGATTTGCAGTTTATCTCTACTGAAATTGCGGATAAGGCACAAAAGCAATCTTATAAACCGGGAGCATTTGACCATTTACCGGTAATCATTGGTGTGGATCCTGCGTGGACTGGTTCAGATTCCTTGGAAATAGTTATGCGGCAAGGCTACTATATGAAGTCGCTGGCGTCGATTCCTAAGAATGACGATGACTGGCGTATGGCTCAACTCATCGCTCAGTTCGAGGACGAATACAAAGCAGATGCCGTATTCATCGATATGGGGTATGGAACAGGCATCTATAGCATTGGTAAGCAATTAGGCCGCAAATGGCGGTTAATTGAGTTTGGTGGTAAAAGTAATGACCCTGTATATCTTAATATGAGGGCCTATATGTGGGGACAAATGAAAGAATGGCTCCGTGAAGGTGGCTCGATTCCACCGAATGACCAAGCACTTTATGATGACATTGTAGGGCCTGAGGCTATCATCGATAAGAATGGCCATATTCAGCTCGAAAGTAAAAAAGATATGAAAGAACGTGGCTTACCATCACCAAATAAGGGTGATGCATTAGCTTTGACCTTTGCTGCACGGGTCGTTAAAAAAAGTGAAACAGGCAATAGGATTGTAGCTAATACAAGTTACAATCCTTTTTAATTGTAGAAAGTGAGGGATAAAGATGTGTATGAAAGGTGCATCTGCTAACTATACACCACCTGCTCCGGCTCCAACTGTTCAAACGAATATGAGCAATCAGACTGGTGAGGAAATGGCAGAAACTAAACGCAAATTCAAACGTGGCTTTGAATCTACTATCTTAGGTCCGACTGCGAGCGGTCAGAAATCAATTCTAGGAGGATAGCATGGCGGAAATGGAATCTTTACTAGCTAGACAACCTACGGAAGGTGTTAAGCCTGTTAGGCGTGATTATACAAAGTTGAGAAAGAAGTTTTCGCAACTATTTAACGCACAGCAACGATACATAAATAAGTGGAAGCAGTTGCGTGACTATCAGTTGCCGTTTATTGGTCAATTTGATGGTGAAGAGGACCAGTCGGAACCTTACAACGGTAAAATCCTAAATCCTGTAGCTTGGGAGTCCTGCCAGATATTCGCTAGTGGTGTCATGAGCGGCTTAACGCCTCCAAGCCGTAAATGGTTTAAGCTAACCATGGAGAATATCGATGTAGCAGCGAATAGCCAAGTTGCGGAATTATTGGATGAACGAGAGGAAATCTTGTATGCGGTCCTCGCTAAATCGAATTTCTACAGCGTAGTTCACCAAGTTTATATAGAATTGCCTATGGGGCAAGCACCTATGGGGATATTTGCTGATAGTGAATCTGGTGTTCGTTTTACATCATATCCGATAGGAACCTATGCTATCAGCACCAACAGTAAGGAAACTGTAAATATCTTTGGTCGTAAATACAAAATGACAGTAGATCAGATTGTCGAACAGTTTGGGTATGATAACTGCCCAGATAACGTTAAGAATATTTACGACAACGGAAACAGCTTGCAACAGTCATTCATAGTCAATTGGTTGGTTGAGCCTAACAAAGACCGTAAGGACAAGTTAGGGCGTCGCAATATGCCATACTCGTCCATTTATTGGGTTGAAGGTAGCAACAGCGATGAAGTGCTGTATCATGGCGGATTTGAAGAGTGGCCAATTCCTATCGCTCGTCATACGTCGATGGACCTAAATGGTTACGGTAAGGGTGCCGCATGGTTTGCCCAACCAGATTCACAAATGCTACAGAAATTGGAGTTTGATTATCTAACAGCCGTTGAGTTAGGCGTTAAGCCTCCAATGCAAGCACCATCTGATGTTATCAGTACGGTTAACTTGTATCCGGGCGGCATTACAGAAATTGAGGGGCAACATAAGGTTGAACCGATGTTTGCAGTGCAGTCCAATTTACAAGATATTCAAAACAAGATTGCAGTTACAGAGGATTCAATCAAAAGAGCCTATAGTGCGGATTTATTCTTGATGTTAGACCAAATCGACAAGGGCCAGATGACGGCTCGTGAAGTTATGGAACGTACTCAAGAGAAATTGCAACAGTTAGGCCCTGTGGTTGAACGGTTACTATCTGAGTTCTTGAATCCAATTATTGAGCGTGTGTATGCAGTTCTAGATCGTGCCGGTGTGTTTCCACCTGTTGAGGATGAGGAACTTCTAGACCAATTAAATGGCCAAGAGGTGAAGATTGAATATATCTCGCCACTAGCGCAAGCGCAAAAGATGAGTTCATTGGTTAACATTGAACAGTATTTTGCGTTCATTATGTCTTTGGCACAGGCTAATCCTAACATCGTTAACAAGTTCAACTTTGAGGAAGCGGCCAATACATACGGAGTTAATTTGGGCGTACCTGCTAAGATTATTCGTTCCGATGATGAATATCAAGAAATCTTGGCACAGCAAGCACAAGCACAGGCTGAACAGGAACAGCAACAACAACTTATGCAAGCGGCTCAATTGGCACCGGGAATGGCGCAAGCAGCTAAGCAAGCAACAGACGCCGCCAATGATGGCAACCCTGCATTACAGAGTTGGCTAGGAATGGACGGTGTTTAGATGAATACAATTAAAGATTATATGCAAGAGCGAGATATGCAGGCTCTTAACCACGTACTTAGCACAGAGCTAGGTAGGTGGTTTTTTTGTCGGTTAATGGATCGCTCGGGCATATTAAAGCAATCGTTTACTGGCAACAGTGAGACCTATTTCAACGAAGGCAAGCGCAAGGTAGGACTGTTATTCCATGGGGATCTAAACAAATTGGGAATTGATGGGGTTAAGCAGTACCACCAAGCGCAGCTCGAATATATAGGTCAACAAGAATATTTTAATAATTTAGTCGAAAAGGAGAAACAAAATGGCTGAAGAAAATATGGGTGCTAACAATAACAGGATTGGCAATGAACCGGGCACGAATCCGGACCAAAATAATCCTACGCCACCTGCTGAACCACCTGCTAAACCAGATGGTGAAGGTAGTAATCCATCTGTACTAGGCGGTGATAATACGCCACCTGCTGAACCAACGGTTTATGACTTCAAGGATGTATTCCCTGAAGGTACTGAACTTGATGAAACTGTATCTGCTGACTTTAGCAAGCTACTTAATCAAGTCGGTGCAACACAGGAACAGGCTGTTGAGCTAGCCAAGTTCGGTAGTCAGTACGCACAGAACATCTTAACTGCTTATCAAGAGCAGCAAGAGCAAGCAATTGTTGAAAAACAACAAGCGGATTACGAAAACGCCAAGAAGGAATTAGGCGGTAAATTCGATGAAACTGTAGCCCTCGCAGGTAAAGGCATTGAAGCACTAACTAAAGCGGTACCGGAATTACGTCAATTACTTGTTGATAGTCATATCGACAACAACATCAACATGATTAAGGTATTTGCGGCAGTCGGTGAAATGGTTCAGGAAGACCCGGGCGTGGGTAATTCTAAAGGCAGCCATGAAATTACAACTGAACAACAATTGGCTGAATCTATTTATAGTGATATGAAGAAATAAGGAGAAATTAAATGGCAATTGGAACATTAAATCCTACTCTACTTGATGTAGCGCAACGTGTAAAAGGTGATGGTCATCTTGATAAAATTGTTGAGATGATGAATCAAACTAATGAAGTTTTAACCGACATGACAATGCTTGAAGGTAACCTTGCAACTGGTAATATGACTACCATTCGTACTGGTTTGCCAAAGGCAACTTGGCGTTTATTTAACAGCGGTGTAAATCAAGACAAATCCAAAACAGCTCAAATTACGGATGCTTGCGGTATGCTTGAAGCTTATGCGGTAGTTGACCGTAAATTGGTAGACATTGCGAATAACGCCGCTGAATTCCGTTTGCAAGAAGATCGTGCATTCTTGGAATCTATGAACCAAGAAATGGCATCTACTTTGTTCTACGGTTCTAAATCCGAACCTGAAAAGTTCATTGGTTTGGCGCCACGTTATAATGATACGACTGCTCGTTCTGCAGAAAATCTTATCGATGCGGGTGGTACCGGTAATCAATTGACTTCTATTTGGCTTGCTGTATGGGGTCCAAATACAATGTATGGTTTCTTCCCTAAAGGTGGCAAAGCAGGATTCACAATGGAAAATGATGGTGTAGTTGATGCACTTGATGGTGAAGGTAAGAAATATAAAGCATACCAAACGCATTATTCTTGGGATTTGGGGTTAACAGTACGTGACTGGCGCTATGCAGTTCGTATTGCGAACATTGATGTATCTAAACTTACAAAAGATGCATCTGCAGGTGCTGACCTTATCAACTTGATGATTGATGCGGAAGAAAAAATCCCTAACCTTGGCATGGGTCGTCCGGTATGGTACATGAACAAAACTGTTCGTGGTTTCTTGCGTAAACAGCTTAATAAAGGTCATCAATATCAAACTGCAGCAGGTCAAGAACCGGGCAAAATCGTCGTTGACTTTAATGGCATTCCAGTGCGTCGAACTGATGCATTGATTATTGGTGAACAACAAGTTAAATAATAGGGGGTAACCAAATTATGATGATTGATAAAGAAAATGTATTCTTTTGGAAGAAAGCTATTACAGCTAATACAAACTCTGAAGTGGTAATGAATGGTGAAGGGGGCGACGCAGTTGTCGCTCCTTGGTTAGTCATTCGTATTGATGCAGATGTAACCGGCACAGGTTTATTTAATGTATATACTTCTGATAAGGAAAACATGGCAGATGCCAAGTTGTTAACCGGTATTACGTTCCCACAAAATGCAAAAGCTGGCGAAGAACGTGTAATGCGACTACCTGCAGGCGCTAAAAAGTTCATTCGCATTAATGCCAATAACATGACTGCGGCCACTATTAGTTCGTTCCTTACATTTGATACGAATATTGCTCGATAAGGTGGTGTAATTATGTTAGTAACAACTAAACAAAAAATGTATCTAACTATGCATGGCCTTGTTGATAAAGACGAAACAATTGATATTCCAGAAGATGTGATCAATGATTTTGGAAAAGATTGTTTTGAATTTGTAGGAAATGTAAAGCCTAAAGATAAGGAACCGGGCAATGAAACAGAACCGGGCGACAAAAATCCACCAGATGAAAATACTGAAGGTGACAATACAGGCAATGAAAATCCACCAGATGAAAAGCCTAAGAAAACAAGCAAAAAGAAAACCGATACTACGGAAGAATAAGTGACAATATGAGGGGTGCTTATGCATCCCTCTATTACCATATAGGGGGAAATATGACACCTACTGATATTTGCAATCAAGCACTTGCATTAATTAACGCAGGATTGCTTTATTCACTTGAAGAAGAAACCGAGCAAGGCCGTCAATGCCGTATGCAATATGACCCAACTAGACAGTTGATATTGCGGCAATTTGAATGGAATTTTGCTCGCAAAAATGAAAGATTGGTATTGTCCGCTCATAAAATTAATGGGTGGAATTATGTATATGCGTATCCGGAACAATGCATTCGGATATTAGGTGTTATTCCACAAGGCGATCGCTTTCATGCTGAATCGCAACCGGAATATAACATATTTAATATTGGAAATAACAAAAAATGCATAGTGAGCGATGTGCCACTAGCATTCATTGATTATATATATGATGTTACAGATTTAGACGTTTGGGATTCGATATCCCTTTATATGTTGCAGTGTAAATTGGCGAGTGCTCTAGCCATGCCATTAACTGGCGATAGAGGATTGTTTGACCAAGCGTACAAGTTGTATCAAGCTGCAGTTCAAGAGGCAAAAGGTATGAATGCTAAAGAACGCAAGCAAGATACAGTATATATATCCAGCTATGTGAAAGCGAGGGATTGGTAATGGGTAATCCTATCTATATATCACAATTAGCTTTTACAACTGGCGAAGTGTCACCGGATGTATCGAGCCGTTTTGATTTAGAACAATATAAAAGTGCTTTATTAGAGGCGGAGAATGTGGTTATTCGTCCATATGGAGCCGTTGCTAAAAGACAAGGCAGCCAATATGTAGGGCAAGTTAAATATAGCGATAAACCAACACGATTATTTGAATTTACTACAAATACTAACAATTCTTTTATGCTCGAGTTTGGCGACAAATATATTCGTGTGTGGAATTACGGTGTTTACACCGGTATCGAAGTTACGACTCCATTCACTAGCGATATATTGTTTGATTTGAATTGCAGTCAATCTGGTGACGTTATGTTCATCTGTAGTGGGAAATATCCAATACAGACATTATCTCGGTATAGTGATACTGATTGGCGACTTGAAGCCTACAAGTTAACGGAACAGCCGTATGACACAATTAATACAGACGTTAACTCTACCGTTACAGTTACTGGCGATACCATTCGTTCTAGTAAGGATCTATTCAATGCTGATATGGTTGGAATGGTCATGCAACTAGGTTATTTCGTTGCAGCTGTTCATACAAAAAATACTGGCGTAGTAGTAGAGAAAAAAGAAAAACGGTCATTTATGGGCGGCTTTAATAAATGGAATGAGTACAACAACATTAATTACAATGTAGAATCCTACTCCACAGACCAAGACCTAGCTTGGAAATTTACAACGCATGGGACATGGACTGGTACCGTAAAACTACAAATTACCACAAATAATGGGACGACTTGGAAAGACTATCGTACATACTCCTCTAACAATGACTATAACGTAACAGATGCTGGCAAAATTGAACCAAATGCAAAATTGCGCATTCAATCAGACATTAAAAGCGGTGAATGTAATGTTGACCTTTCAATTCTTCCATACACCACATGGGGCATTGTCGAATTTAAAGAATTTGTAGATGCTAAGACCATGAAGATTAATATCTTGAATGGTATCGTTGAAAACGAAGCCACCTCTAAATGGAAGATGGGGAGTTGGGGCCGTAGCAACGGTTATCCTAAATTGTGTACGTTTTATCAAGACCGCTTTGTAGTGGCTGCTACCAATAAGAACCCTAACTATATTTGGATGAGCCGTACTGGTGATTATCCAAACTTTGGCGTTGAAAAGGTAGAAGGTACTATTACAGACGATAGCTCAATTACCTTGCCGGTTATTAATCGTAAAATGTACGAAATTCGTCATCTTGTACCAGCTAATGATCTAATCATTCTTACAAGTGGTAATGAATGGATTGTAAGTGGGGATAAAACCATTACGCCTACCAACTGTAACTTAAAGACACAAACCCAACGAGGGGCCTTATCGTGTGAGCCACAGTTCATCGGTAACCGCTGTGTATTCGTTCAAGAACGTGGTGGCACTGTTCGTGATATGGGTTATAGCTATGAGAGTGATAACTATACAGGGCAAGACCTTACATTATTTGTTAAGACACGTGTTAGAGGGTATTTAACTATCACCAGTGCGTATGCGCAAGATCCAGACAGTATTATTTACTACATCAGAAATGATGGGGAAATTAATTGCTTAACGTATATACCAGAGCAAAAGGTATATGGTTGGTCACATTTTGTGACTAATGGTAAGTATCTGTATTGCGAATCCGTGTCTGAGGGTGAACAAGATAGCTTGTATACGCTTGTTGAGCGCACATTACAAGGCAATAAGGTAAAATGTATCGAGCGTATGGTGCCGCTATATTCTGATGATGTGAATGTATTTCTTGATTGCTATGTCGAATTTAAGTCGAGTAATGCAATTGATAGTATTAACATTCCTCATTTGAGTGGTCAAACTGTGCAAGTAGTAATCGATGGTAAACAACAACCAGATGTGGTTGTACCAGATGATGGCTTGTTGCCATTAAATGTAAGCGGTAGCAACATAAAAATCGGATTGCCGTTTACCTCTAAAATTCGTGTTCCATCTGTTGAAATGCAAATGCAAGATGGAACATTACAAGGTCGTATTGCTACCGTATCAAGAGTGGTATTGCGAGTTTATAAATCGTTTGGCGGTAAAGTTGGCCGTACATTTGAACGGATGGATGATATTACATTACCACCGAATGAACTATTTACTGGCGACAAGCCTGTAATTTTACCTAAAATGGGGACAAATTATTCAACAGATACATCGATATGTATAAAGCATAGTGATCCATTCCCATTTAATTTATTATCAATAACTCGCATAGTTGAAATTGGCGGAGGACTAAGAGATGTACCGGGACTTTAAAATTGATGAAATTGAGCCTACACGGCGAGATAAATTGATTCACGACTTAGAAGTAAACCTAAGGGCGATAGATGCCATAGAAGTCCAAGAGGTGAATCGTTTATACCCTTTTAAGGATTTCTGTTCCGAGATTTGTAAATCTGATTATGATAGCCATATTGTCGTAGAAGACGATGTGGCTATTTGCGTATATGGGATTGCAAAAGAACCAGTTAACGGAATGTATGGGATTTACTTCCTTGGCAATAAAGTATTAGAAAACGATATGCGATGGCAGATGCGTTTTATCAAGTTAAGTAATCAAGTTATTGCTGAATGGTTAAAGACTCGTGAATGGTTATTCAATTACGTTCATACGACAAATATTAAAACGAAACGATGGCTCGAATCGATTGGAGCCGTTATTCATCCAACTGTAAAAGTTGGCGATTTAGAATTATTCACTCTCAAGAAGGAGGACTTCATATGTGCTTACCCGCAGCGGCAATCTTAACCGCAGTCAGCACCGGCATAGGGATGATTGCGCAAAATCAACAAACAAAAGCGCAAGCTGCTATGTACAACGCCCAAGCACAAGCGGCTGAGGCTAACAAGCGAATATCTGACCGCAAACAAGAGCAAATTGCTATGCAACAGTTGCAAGAACGGGACAAGATGGATAATCGTATGCGCCTTGTAGCTGGAACGAATGCCGCTGAAGCAGGGGCAGGTGGATTGCAAATGGCAGGGTCCCCATTACAATTAATGGCATCCAGTTATGATGAATATAACAAAGATGTGTATAACTGGGAACAGAATAAGAATAATGCTATTTACAACGAGTATTTGAACGGTATGAACTATCAGAATGAGGCTAATGCCGCACGTGCTTCTGCTAAAAATGCACGACGTCAAGGTAATTTGGCAATGGTAGGTAGTATTCTTGGTGCTGCATCATCTATGTATAGTCTTAAACAGCAGTATGCAGGTTCAAAGATGAAGACCACATATGGTGGTGACCCTGTAGGATATACAGATAGGGGTCCGGTAGTGACTGTTAAACGTGATTACAAAATGAGGTAGGATATGAAATTTGTTAATTATGATCCAACCCAAAAATTAAATACAATTCAAGGCGGTACACAAGCTACCGGAAATGAAATGGCATATGGTGGTAATCAGCAAGGATTATCAAGCCTTGGTAAAGCGATTGGCGATTTAGGCTCAACTATGCTACAAATCCAAAAGCAAAAAGAATTGGTAGACGTAGTGAATGCAGCTAATGAATATACAGAAGCCATGAATCAAGCTATGTATGACCCTGACAATGGTCTTATGAACCGTAAAGGAGAAAATGCATTAAATATTCCTACTGATTACAGCGAGATTGAATCTGTTAAACGAAATGGAATTCTTAGAAAATATCATTTTAAAATGACAGATTCGATTAATGCATTTAACAAAATTGTTGATAACGACAGAATAAATACAATTAATACAATTAATCGATATGTTCGTGGTCAATATGAGGATAGTGCCATGAAGGCGTTGAATATGAGCATTCAAAACATCGCTAATAACGGCGTTGTAAACAGCAATCCTGATTCATTTGGACAAACTATGCAACAAATAAGCGGTAGCGTTCATGCTCAACTTGCTAATCTTGGATATGACGATAATACGATTAATCTTCAAGTTAAAAAGGCGCAGCAAGATACTGCAGTTACCATGATTGAAAAGAAAATCTCTGATGATGATTTAGACGGTGCAAATAAGATGATTAACGCCGTCGCCGAATCCGGATTGATTGACGAAAAGGAAATCATGGGGTACCGGCAAAAGGTACGGAAGGCAAGTATGGTATTGGCGACGGGTAATGAAAAAACAATTCGTGATGTCATTGGCGAGTTTGATCCATATGATCCGGACCTTTTGAATAAAGTTACCAATAAATTGTTTGAAAGTGGATTTGGTAAAGTTGCGGGAAGTACTGGTGAGGCGACTGTCGAAAATTTAAAAGCGGCCGTAATGGGACAGGAAAGCGGCGGTGATGCTAGCGCTGTTAATGGTCGGACAGGTGCTTATGGTTTATTCCAAATTTTACCAAGTAATTGGCCTGAATGGAGCGAACAAGCAGGTATTCCGGGGGCCGATATGTCTGACCCGGAAGCACAAAAGAAAGTTGCCGCATTCAAATTAGGTGAGTATGCACAAAAATATGGTGTTGAAGGGGCCTTTGCTGCATGGTATGCGGGACCTGTGAACGGGCAACGTTGGAAAGATGGCGCACCGGATGCCATTGATAGTGATGGTAATCATTATTCATGGGATGCACCACAAGGAAATGGTGATGAGCCTAGTGTTCGCCAATATATACAAGAAGTTAAATCACGTCTATTTAATGGGCAGGCCCAAGCAGAAACTCCCGCGCAGGCTCAACAACGTAAAGAAATGATTCAACGTAATGTAGCTACTCAATTGCAACAAATTGCACATAGCCGTGCTGTGGCCTTGGAAAACCAAAAAGCCGAGGTAGAACAAATGGTTGCTGCTGATGCTAAAAACGGCGGAACCGATATAACGGCGTTAAAGATTCGACAAGATTATGCTGCTACTCATCCTGAATATGCAAGAGCTATGCAAGGTCAATTGAATCAAGCGCAAATAGCAGTTAATAAAGCGGCAGCAAAAGCATCACAGGCTAAAGAGGTAAATGTACTAGGCGTGAAAACAGCTATTGCTAACGGTCAATTTAAAAGCATTGATGACCTAAATGATTTTATCGGTCAAATGGGCGTATATTTTAATCCTCAACAATTATCGCAAATTAATAAGGAATTTGATGAGTACGCTAATGGTACCGGCAAATACTCTCCTAATATGAAAGGTATGAAAAGTAGCATAGAAAGCCTAGCCGGTAGGAAGATTGATGGTGTTGAATGGCAAGGAGTATCTGCTGCTGTATATCCAAAGGTTCAGGAGTTTAGAGAAAAGAACGGATACGATCCGTCACCGGCTCAAATGGCACAATGGGGCGCAGAGGAAGTAGCACAACAGGCAATTGCATCCACTAAAACAGGTGAGTTCTGGGGTGCGGGGAAAATGGCAAATTTCTTTGGCGGTAAAGGTTCTGCTGTTAAATATACAAATGCTCAATTGGCTGCTAACGGTATGTATGGACTATACAATACTACAGGCGATGATGGACAACCTTATTATGTTTATAAAGATAGTAGCGGAGATACACATACAATTACACCGGAAGAATTGGCAGAAAGGTTAGGTCAATAATGGGTAACTATAAAATTACACCTGAACAAGCGACGAATGGTACTTTTGGCATTCAGTCTAATGCACATACGCCATTTGAAGGTGCTGTGCAACAAGAAACCACGGACAATTCGTATGGTAAAGCCATAAGTAATGCCGCCAGTGGATTTAATAATTGGTTACATAAGGATCCGTCACAAGCTACAGTAGATACTAATAGCTTAAATGCATTGGCACAAACAGACGTAACGCCTGAGCAAAGTGAAAACTTTGTAAATAAAGCTAGCGAAATATTACAACCGGCCATGCATCGTGCCGAACAAATCTATCTATGGAATAAAGAAGATTGGAGCCGGTCCGCTATTGATAGTGGTGAAAAGTTAGGTATAAATCCGGATTTAATTATGGCAAGTGGCCAAGAAGGTATCAGACGTGCTGAATTGGCCGCTGCACAAATGGATAGAGGAAAAACAATTCAAGAGATCCGTAATATGTATCCGGAACTTAATACCATAAATTATAAAAGTTCTGCTGAAGCAATTACTGCATTACGTAATCTTGAATCCATTAATAATACTCACGGCGTATTTGATGCGGTGCAACAGAATGTTTGGTCTATGAATGACCAAATCTTACGCGCCCAAGCCGGATATAAATTATCTCAGGAAAATGATCCTAATAAAATTGCTGAATTAACAGCAGAAATTAATCGGTTAGATGAAAATTTATCTAAATATAGACAGTCTGATGGCAACAGTATTTTAGAAGCTGTTATTGGAGAAACTGCAGCGCAAGGGTATATGATGGCTGTACATGCTATCAAAGGTTCAAATCGTGCTGCAGAAGGTATGGCATTAGGTGCAGCTGCTGGTGCTGCTGCTACTGCGCCAGTTGGTGGTGAGGGTGCTATTCCGGGTGCATTAGTTGGTTTGAAGACTGGCATACAAGTAGGTATGGCAGAACAAATGTATCAAATGTCATTCGGAAGCAAGTACCTAGAACTTATCAACAAGAAAGATGTGAATGGTAATCGAGTATATTCCAATGAAGAAGCAAAAGAGTATGCTATGTCGTTCGCCGCAGTTGATGCGGGTATTGAATTTGTGGCCACTCGTGCTATTGGTAAAGCGGCATCTAAAATCGCTCCTAAGTCCGCACTTGCTAATGCAGTTTCAAGAGGGACTAGCAATGCTGCTGAAACA